CCGGCGACATCCACGACCGCGAACCGCTGCCCCTCGTAGGGGTTGGGGTCGAGTGACACGGTGAGGGCCGCAGAGAGATTGAGCGCTAGCCGCGCATCGCGAGGCACCCACGGACTGAGGCAGGAGGATTGGTCGTAGGTTCCGCCAACGGTGATGTCGCGCAGCTCGGAGCCAGCCTCCAGACCGATGGTGGACTGCACGAGCGAGTTCAGAAGGTCGAGCCCTTCCGTTTGCTCGTTGGTCGTGGGCGTGGCGCCAATCGAGATCAGATTGCTCTCTCGATACGCGCGCTGGATGATTTCAGAGGCGAGCGCCATTCATCAGCTCACCCGATAGGTGACGAACGTGTTGGCCGCCGTCTTGCGGCAGCGGAACCGCGCGGAGGTGCCGATGGCCACTACAGCAGCGCCGACATAGGTGTGGCCGGTGCCTGCGGTCATGGTGACAGCGCCAGATGACGAGCCGAGGTTGATGACGCAGAACTCGAAGCTCTCACCGACCTTGGCGAGACCGCCAGCGAAACCCGCATCGGTCAGCGTCCCGGTCGGGAGCGTAAGCGCGACCGCACTAGCCGAGGTGGCCGTGACGATGCGCGTCAGAAGCTCGGCAACCGTCAGCGTGGCATCGCCCGTCTTGGCGGTCGGCGTGGGCTGTGAGCCCGCCGTCGAGCCGCCCACGGTGCGCCATCCGGCCTCGCCGCCGATACCGACGTTCATAATGCCAGTGTCAGTCTCGAAGTAGAGCTGGCACATGCCGGACGGACAATCCGGAATAGTGGGCTTGTTTGCCGCCGTGTCCGCCCGAACCGCGCCTGCGAGAAGTGAGAATGCCATGTGGTGAAGTCCTTCAAGAAAGGACCGGGAGGCCGGAGCCCCCCGGCCACATGGTTACGAGCCGCTGATTTCCGCGCCCATGAGAGGATCGAGGTTCTGAGCGCCGAACAGGCAGTCCCAGCGGTGAACGTGGGCGCCGGTCGAGATGTCGGACCCTCTCCAGTAACGGATCGAAATACCCGTCTCGGGATCGGTGGCGAAGCTCGATTCCCCGGTAAACGGCGTCTGGAGCCTGGCGCTGACCAGCGTGATCGCCGACTTGTGCCACGCGGCACGCATCCGGCGAGACGTGGAGAGCGGGCCAAGGTGGGTGACTGCCGCACCATCAACCGCCGCCGCGCTGCAAGTCGCAAACGCAGTGTTGGCCGCCGTCGAAACACCGTCCGAGGTACCCGGAACGATAATCGGTGGCGAGATGATGAGATCGACATCGCCGCCAGAATCCGTGGTGATCGCGGTGCCGAGGGCAGAGCCATTCGCAACCGTGCCGGAGGCCGTCGAAGCGCCGCCGAGCACCGTGAACACCTGGAGATACGGCAGCGCCGTCTGGCTGCGCCAATCGTAGGCATAAACGCCGTCGATCGTCAGCTTCTCGCCGACCTTGATCGTCTTGCCGGAGGCCTGGCCGTCGATGTGGATGGTCTGCACCATCGTTGATTTCACATCGCGGTAGTTGACCGACAGCGTGCCGTTATCGACCAGCGAGGTCGAGGCCGAGACGCGGGTGCCGCTGGCAATGCTCGGGCACTGCTGCGTGGCGTAGGCGTCGATCTCGGACATCATCGGGACGCGAGCGCGCTGCAAGGCGGCCTTGTTCACGTCATCGATGTTGCCGCCAATCAACGAACCGCGGATCTTCTCGGCGTCGTTGAAGAGGATCGTCGAAACGAGATCGCTGTTGGGAACGCCAAGGTCCATCAGCCGGGTGTGGACGCGGTTGAACTGTGCCGGCGAAGCAATGCCGAGGTTGGCATCGGCCGCGAACTCCGCGTTCGTCGCCCAATCGGTCGTGGTGTCACCGATGTAGCTGGAGAACTTGGCAACCTGCTTCTGAAGATGCGCGTCGATCTGGTGAGCCAGCGTCGAAGCCGCCGACTTCATCGTCTCGTTCTTCATCAGCTGGTTGTAAGACTCGACATACTCGATATCGCCGACCGAGATGTGGACCTTGGCGTACTGATCGACTGCGACGTCAACCTTGCCGGTCACGATGTCTTGGGCAGCGAGAGCCGCCGACATTGCCGAAGAGTCGTTGGGGGCGAAGCGAGGCGGACGCTTGACGGAGACGGTTAGGCCGTTCTCGTCGGTTACCTTGTCCTCGAACTTGCCGTTTACGAGCTTGCCGGTGACGAGCTGGTTCTTCGCGAGAAGCAGCATCGTGTTCGCATATTCCTGCGCATTGAGAAATTGATTGGCCATGTTGAAAGCGTTCCCCGCCCAAGAGTGATGGTGAGAGCGCCGTCGAGGGCGATCTGCGGGGCGCGGTGAGCGGGAAGCGCTGCCCAGCTTGTGCGCGGATGCGGTTGGTCATCCCGTGAGACCTTCCGCCGCGTATTTGATGCTTATGCCATAGTTTTGGGGCTATCGACGTTCCCGAAAGCGAGCCCGCCATTTTTCACGGAACCTCTCGCCAATTCACGCATTTACGCTTCGAGGGCTAAGCGGGGCGATCATTACGCTTGCCCTCGACGGTGAGATGCAAGCCGTCTCGGCACTGGCGCCGATTGAAAGAGAAGCGCTGGCTGCTCGGTAAACAAGCCTCCTCCGCCGAAGTAGGTCCGCTGCCCGGCACCCCCCGCCCCAGCAGCATCAGGCACGAAACGGCGGAGGGGCTTTTCTATTCGTCCTTGATCGCGTCATCAGCGAACACGCGCAGCTTGGGCTTGTCCGGCGCTTTCTGGCCCTTGACCGTCGTGCCGTCGGGCCAAGTCACCGTCCACGACCCGCCGTATCTGGCCCACGCCTCGTCAAATGTCTTTGGCGTTGTCACCGTCGCCCGTTCACCTTGGCCTCGAAGGCGGCAAAGTCGGTGGTGTCGCCGCCGACCTCGAACTTGCCCGAGCCGCCGCGCACCTGATGCTTGGGCGGTTCCGGTGCCTTGGTCACCTTGCGTTCGATGTTGTCGTTCGGCGCAGCAGCCTCAAACCGCGCTTCCATGCGCCCGAACCGCCTTGCGGCCTCAAGCGGATCGGTCTGCGCCAGCTTGTTGAGTTCCGCCGCCTCCTTGGGATTGGAGGCGAGGTGATAGGCGATGTCGGCGCCCTGGTCTGAGGCTGAAATGGCAATTGCGAGGATCGGCCCGCACTCCCAATCGCCAGCGGCGGCAGATTCGAGCACCACCTCGTTGAAGTCGGGATATTTCTCGACGGCCTTGGCGGCCTTCTCTTCCCATTGCTTGTTGAGGTTGGCCGCTGCCTCTGCGGACTGTGCCTCACGCGCCTTTTCCTGCTCCTTCGCCTCGCGCTCGGCGAGCTTCACCTCGACCTTATATTCCATCATGTCGGCGAGATATTCGGGATCGGCCTCGCCGAACTCATATTTCGCGTCATTCGGATCGGGCTTGGCGAGCGTCGTGGTGGGTGTGGTAACGGCATCGTTCACCGGCTCGGCGGGCTTCTTCGCCGCCTCGAGGTCGCGTTCGGTCTGGCGGAGCTTGGCGGTCAGTTCGGCGATACGCTGGTGTGCTGGCTTGGAGCGGCGCTTCTCAGGCTTGTCCTCGCCCTCTTCCTCGGGCTTCTCGTCGTTGGCCTCGGGAGCTTCGTCCTCAACCTCTTCCAGTTCGGCCTCGGGCTCAGAAGCTTTCTCCGGTTCCTTGGTTGGCTCCACAGGCTCACCAGCGGTAGCAGCGGCCTCGAACTCGGCGAAATTGTTGTCCTCACTCATGCGGCTTCCTTCCCGGCTTGTTTAGCCGACTCAGCGGCCTGATCCCGTTGTTCCTGTTCGACAGCCTTCTGCTCGGCTACTTCGTTGAGTGACGAGCCGGCGATTCCGACCGCGACGTGGGGCGGTAGCTCGCCCTCCATCCCGAGAGCCTGGAGAATGGCTTCCGTGATCCTCGCGGCGAGCACTGCGTTGGCTTCCGGCGGCAATGCAAAGTCGTTCTTGCCCAGCGCCGAGATGCGGCGGGTCTGCGCGTCGAACGCGGCGATGAGGTTCTTATCCATTGCGACAGGATCGGGGCCGTCACCCTGTCCTGCTGCCATCGCTTCAGCTTCCGCCTTAAGGGCTTTCGCGTTGGCTTCTCGTGCCTGAGCCTTCTTGAGATCTGTGTCGGCCTGTGCGCTCTCGAACTGTAACTGCTCCATCGCCTGCTGCTTCTGCTGAGCCTGTTGAGCGGCTTGGGCGGCCCGTTGCTTCTCTTCCTCGCTCTTGCCGTCGTCGGCATCGTCGCCGAGTACTTGGGGCGGGATCATGCGCTTCACGCGCTCCTGGATCTTGGCCCCGCCCGGAATGTCCAGCTCGCCGATGATGAGATCGCCAGCGGCCTCGAGCAATTGCGGAGCACGGGATGACAGTTCCATCAGCTGCGCTGCGGCTTCCTGTCTGCGCGTGGCATAGGCCGGTGCCGTGGAGATCGTCACGTCATAGCGGCCAGTTGCAAGGTCGATATGCCCATCCCTGGCCTGTGGATCGTTGACGCGGAGCAGCTTGACACCTTCGTCCTCGCCGACGGTGCGGATGGTGCGCGCCGTATCGTACACGATGGGAATGAGGGCATTGATGACCTCGCCGCCCTCCTGCATCGCGCCGTTCATGTTGTCGTGATAGACAATGGCCGCAATGTCGCCCTCGTTCTGGCGGCGCTGGATCGCGATTCCTGACGTCTCGTTACCGTTCATCCCGAGCGAGGCTTCGTGAATCCCGGTCGTGTCCTTCATGTCCTGCGAGTGCATCTCGGCGTGCTGCATCAGCGCGGGGAGAAGCTGGCCGGTGATGGCCTGCGGAGCGATAGGCGCGTTGTCGTTGTAAACGAGCGTATTTGGCCAATCTTCCGTCCGACCTTCGACCGCAGCGGCTGGCGCGATGTAATTGGCCCTTGGCGCCAGCATCAGCAGCTCAGCAATGACTGAGCGGTCGTAATCCTTGAGGCGCGCCGGATCGCGGGCGAACCGCACCAGCCCAAACCGGCTGCGCTTATCGCCGATCCACACCTCGCGGCCCATCACACGGATAATCGGCAGGCGGGGCAGCTTCAGCTCAAACGGGTCGGACAGTTGCTCAATCCCGTTGGTCATCACCATCACGGCATATTTGCACTTGGCCTTCTCGCGGATGACCGGACCGCTCGGCCCTCGGGCGACCATCGGCAGCCACACCTTGCGGTCGAGATCGGTCACATCTTCGACCGAGCCGTCGAGCATCATGGCAAAGGTGCGCTCGCGTTCGTCGATCTTCCAATATTCGGCGAGGCGGACGGTATCGCGGTCCATCCAACCCTCAGATTGCAGCCCGGTCGCGTCCATCTCGCTTGACTCGGAAGCATCGGGAAAGCGGCGCTTGAACTCATCGCGGCTGATCTTGTCGGACACGAAGCAATAGCCAGCGTCCTTGCCAGTGGGATCGGCGGCCATTGGATCCCAAAGGACGGCAAGCGGATTGGCGATGGGGCGGATGAACAGGTCGCGCTCGAACGCATCCTCATAGGCGTAATCGAGATCGATGCGGAAGTTACCGATGCCGCAAGTCACCGCCTGCTCGAACGCCTGGTTGTAAACGCGGTCGGCTTTCGACTGTAACTCGATCGAGCGGATAAGCTCAGACCGCACCTCGGCGATCTTCACGTCACCGTCCTCGCGGGGCAGCACCTTGATCGACGTGGCGTTGGCCCGCCTGTCTCCGATGACCTGGCCGACGAACTGCGGCAGCGTGTTGATGGTCAGGCACGGCAGCGGGAAGCCGTAACGGGCAATGCCCATCTGCTCGCGGTGCTGCTTGACCCGCTCGTCCCAATGCTCGCCGGCAGCGAACTTGAGGTCGGTCAAGGCCTCCTTGCGATTGTCCTTGTCGGCTTCCTCGGCCTGCGTCCACAGCTCGCGGACTTCCTTGCTGAAATCTTCGCTCATGGGAGCAGCCTTTCGCGGAT